TCCGACCATGATCTCGACATTGCGGCGCTGCTCGTCTGTCGGCTCGAACGGCGGCCGACCACCACGGCTAGACAACATTAACCCCCATCTCTACACACGACCGGGATAAACCCTCCAGGAGCCTGCAATCTATAGTACCGAATTGAGGCACTGTAATGGCGGTGAATGAGATATATAATATCAATCCACGTAATTCCTAAGTCCGAACGAGGAAGAAAGTCATCTTCGGGTTCCAACCGCGGTGTAGCGGACCGTTATTTTGTGACTCCACATTGGTCACAAGAACCTCACCACTCGGGACTGCGATACTCATGGCACTTCTCACGACCTGACGGCAGTCCCAGGTATCCGGGCAATTTTGAGAAACTGATGGGTTCTGCCGTCAGCGTACGAAGATCAGCTCGGCAAATGCCGCTCCAGGTCCGCGGCATCATTGCAGCGCGCCGGCTCTGACTCCCGATCCTGTGGCGGTCGCTCCAGGGCGATCTCCTCGAAGCTCCTGCCATCGCCGTCGAGCTTTGCCTCTAACCCAGTGAAGGCCTGCCATCGCTTCACCGCCACGTCCACATACGCCGAGGCGATCTCGATGGCGCGGCAGATACGACCGGTCTGCTCGGCCGCAATTATCGTTGTGCCCGAGCCGCAGAACGGCTCGTAAACAGCCTGCCCCGGTGATGAGTTGTTCTCAATTGGGCGGCGCATGCACTCGACCGGCTTTTGCGTGCCGTGGCCGGTCTCCGACTTCATGTTCTTGTGGATGTCCCACACTGTGGTTTGGCGATGATCGCCCGCTCACTGCCCAGTTGCGCCCTTGCGCACCGCATACCAGCACGGCTCGTGCTTGCAGTGGTAATGGCCGCGGCCGATCGCGAAGTTATTTTTCGCCCAGACGATCTGCGCCCGAATATCGAAGCTGCACGCCTCTAGGCTGGCCTGCACGATCCCGGCCTTGATCCCGGCGTGCCAAACGTAGGCGACTGTACCGGGAAACAGAAGCCAGGCTTCTCTCCAATCGGCGCGGTCGTCGTTTTCGACTTTACCGACAGCGCGGGCGCCCAGCGGTCGAGCAGCCTTACCTGACGAGAGCCGTACCGTCCGGCCATTGACAGATCTGCCGGCTTTATTCCGCCACGCCGGGTCGTAATTCACGCCATAGGGGGGATCGGTGACCATCAGATGCGGCTCTATGCCGCTGAGCACGCGCTCGACATCGTTCGCGACTGTGCTGTCGCCGCAAAGAATTCGATGTTTCCCGAGCAACCATAGATCACCCGACATCGAAACAGGATTTTCAGGCGCTTCCGGCGCTTCGTCGGGATCGGTGAGCCCATCCGTCTTTTCCGCGAACAACGCGCTAAACTCAAGTTCACCGAAGCCGGTCAGCCCGAGATCGAATCCCAACTCCCCGAGCCCCTTTAACTCGATAGCTAGCAATTGCTCGTCCCACCCTGCGTTTAGGGCGAGCTTGTTATCGGCGATCACATAGGCCTTGCGCTGCGCCTCCGTCAGATAGCCGAGTTCGATGCACGGCACTTGCATCATCTTCAGAAGCTGCGCCGCCATGACCCGAGCGTGTCCCGCCACGATGCCGGACTGGCCATCGAGCAGCACCGGATTGGTAAATCCGAATTCCTTGATCGATGCCGCTATCTGCGCGATCTGCGCTTCTGTGTGCGTCCGTGAGTTGTTGGCATAGGGGATCAGTGATGCCGTGTCACGCAGCACGATATGCTGATTGACCCTGATCAAAATGTCCTCTCTCATATTACGCCGATTCCTACGAGGAAAATATAATTGCAACTATAGAACGTAATTGCGGCGCAGTAATGGCAGTGTTTAAGTTGTTGTAGTACGTCTGTTTAATATCTCCGGCGAATCAAGTCGTGAATGATTAGGGTGTTTGTTCTGTTCTTTAAGCGCGACACACCTTGGCTGGTGGTTGCGTCAGTCGGGGCTTTGGGCGGGGTCCGCCATTAAATCGGCGAACCGGGCCAAAACGGGTCAGAATTTAACCCCCCAATATGGCGGCGTCGAAAGCTCTCAAAATCATCCGACCAGCGTCGGCCTTAGATCTCCAGTCTGGCTCGTTGCTGTCAATTTTCGCGCATGCCGCCCGAAGCAGATCGCCTCAAACTCGCGGCATTGGACCCGCTGATTAATTGAGTTCAGTCGAGTGCTCTGGACCCAATCCACGTTGCAACATGCCGTCGAGGCAGCAGCACGATACGCCGACGCGTCAATGAGACGCGAGCCTAGGTGTATCAACGATCCTACGTGCAGTAGCCCCGGTCAGACGCAGAATTGCGCTGCCGGAGAGGTTTTCGGGCAAAGCGTCGCCGCTTCTTCCTTTACTTTGAGCTGCACCGCGTGCAGCGGCACTCAGGTCACAGGCCAAGTGAGTTTCGTGTTTGTCGTATCCGCTTTGTTTCCGTACAATATCACTCTCAACGCGCAATCTTGCTACCCTACGTAATAAACCGAAGCGCTCGGCTTTCGGGATGGGATAACCGAGCGCTGAGCCAGCGCGTCAAACTCAAGCTGCACGACAAACTCGGCGCGCTCGGATCGCGCGCGCGTCTTCGCCGCGGCCGTCGACAAACTTGTCGACGACAAGCTCGACGACCGCTGCCGTCAGGTCTCGGCCCAGCCCCCGGAAATCGCCGTGCGGGTCGTCGCTGACGGCCACCGGCACGTAGTCGGCCATGTTCGCAAAGGCGATGTTGCGCAGCTCGTCGACCACCATTTCGCCGGTCAGCTCGGCGCGCTCGGCGCGCTTGTTTTGGGCCTTCTCGATTGCCGCGGCGATCTGAAGTTTTCTCAAGTTCGCTGTGCTTCTTGCCGCGAAGATGCTGTGGTTCGCTGTTGTGGCCGGCACTCCGGCGATACGCCGGATCTCGTCGTGCACCGTTTGGGTCCACTGCATTCGGGGCCCGCGACGAAGCTGTTCATCGCGGATCATCGCGAATACTGGCCCCAGCTGCTTGTTGTCGACGATGGCGGCTTGGTCGACTTGGCGAATCTTGTCAAAGGTACGGTACGCCAGTTCGACGCCCCGGTAGCGGATCGAAAGCCGGCCGTCCGGATAATCGACGGTGAGAACCGAGCCGCGATAATAGCTGTAGGTTCCGATGTTGAAGGCCAGAACCGCCGCCAACACCGCGAGCCCTAGATTGCGAAACACCCTGTCCGCCAGCGGCAACGGTAGGCTGCCGGCGAGCCAGCGGAACCAGGTGCGGTCGATCGCTGCCACGCTCTGGGTCGGTCACGGAAAAAGATCGTGGCGAGCCCGGCGCGGCAGTAACCAAGTACGTCTCAGCGCCTAATCGAATTATATCGCACCGTGAGGGGTGAGCGTCCCTCGCAGCAGGACACGCGCAGCTATCCCGCCGGGCGCCAATTGCTCCAGCCGCCCCCCACGACCATTCTATGGGGTGCGCCGGTATCCGCATGCCGGTTCGAGCGCTACACTTCGTCGACGCCGTGCTGAAGGCCAAGCCGGTCGCCAAGCATTTCTGCCGCGGCGCGATTTTGCAAACGAGAGCAGCACTTGGGGTCAACCTCGGCGAAAGAAGGGCTAGTGTCACATCGCACAAGATTTCGTCACTGAGTGTGATCTAGCTCACACCCGGCATTTGTTGAGTTCTAGCGATTTAAGGGCACTCGTTATCACACTTCATAAAGTCATCTGCGCCGTGCCGGAATGGGTTTGAAAGAGATATGTCCGGATTGTTTGGATCAGTGTTGTATCCTCCGCCAAAGGTAGCAAAGCATATGTGTACTTCCGACTGGAGCTTCTCCCCATTCTCTTTGTCAACTTCTGCCAGGTTTTCACCACAAGACGTGGCTCGCATTTCGCGTGGTGGCAACGATAGTGCATGGGTTGCGAGGGAGCTGACATGTGCCGCCTCATGAGCCAGTATCGCCTGATCAACGGCCGCCGCCATAGCTAAACACTGGGGCTTTTGATCTGCCGGATCGGTAGGCTCCCACAATACCACGTTTATCGCGTTGACTTCGATTTCGTTGCAGTACGCGACTGCGGTCCGACATACCCGAGGCTCGGCTGGGCTACAAATTCCCACAAAGCAACCAAGAGTGACGTGACACTCCTTTTGGCAAGATAAGATGTCGTCATAGAACTTGTTGTCACAATGGCATGCAAATTTTGTCTCTTGAACGGGCTCTTTCAACTCAATGCGCACAGGACCTTCCATGTATCCGAATGGCGTCGGACATGTTTTGAGGGCCGTGTAATAATCGTGGCACGAACCAGTCGCAGGTGTTACATTTACAGTAACTGACGTAGAAACCGATTCACTCCCTGTGCTGTATTGAACGTTGTCTTGATATGAGTAACCTGCCCCCTTTGCCAGCTTGTCGAAGAGGGGGTATGGGCCAGCTTGGGGGCATTCTGAGGATGATTGAGAGAATGATTGATGCGTTAAAGCGGATGCACAAAAAGAAGCCCATAGCACAGTCTTCAAGCGCCATCTCCAACGACTACACATGGCTTTGCTCCTTATTGTGTGGCCTGCAAGTCCGTTATCGCACGGCTTATTCCTCCTTCTCAGACACCGCGACCGGCTAATGACGGCTTTGGGTCCCGGGAACCGTCCTCTGAACCGGGCACCAAGCGTCACAGAGTCAGTCGCGAGGCTAGAACGCCGCGGCGGAGCAAAACCCCCAGCCAATGCCCTTCATAATGCCCGTCAGATAAAGCAGCGCGAGCCGCTGGTTGCCGGCGCGTGCGACAACCACCGTAAGGCCCTGGCCCTGGCAGTGACCCACACACATTCCCATAGCGGCGCTCATATAGCATTGGGGTTGGGGCATGTTCTTTGCCGCAACGCATTTGGCGGCCGCGGCCGGCAGTCTATAGCCCTTCATGCTGGCGGTGGTGTCTCCGTCATATATACGTTTACCGCCGACAAGCATGTAGTAGTTGATCGTGCCGAAACCGTTGACGTCGCCGTGCAATTCGATCCGCGCCGGCGGCGAGTCATACACGCCCACCTGATGGTCGCCAGCCGTCGTGCCTGGCGGCAGCGGGGGGAAATAAATGGCTACGCAGGCCGGCGCCGGCTTGTCGGCGGGAGTATTGGCGTTGTGCGTGCCTAAGCGGCACCCTGCTGGCGGGTTGCTGGTGTCACATGGACCGCCCACGACCGCGTTCGCGCTCACAGTGAAGACAGTGACTGCACCGCCGATCCCGGCGAAGGCGAGCATGAGAGAGAGGACGAGGGTTTTCATCAGAGGCTTCCCCTCCAAGATTTTCCCCCAAACCTAGGGTGCGATCTCGCGTACCTCGTGTGAGCTATCTCACACACGATAGCTTAAGTTCGCGGGTGTGTTCGTAGAGCCCGGCAAAAAAATTTATGTCATGCCGATCAAGAGGTCACATTTGTCGTAAGATATGACAGAAACTCACCCCGAAAAACGGATAATCGGCTATCCCCGCGCATCCACCTATGGGCAGACGTTCGACAGCCAGCTTGCGCAGCTTCGCGCCGCTGGCTGCAGCAGCCGGAACATCGCTTCAACCGTGTCAAAGATCGAGGGCAATGTCACCTGGCTGCAGCAGATCAACAGATTGCCCGCGGCCGGCGGCTCGACTGGGTCCGGCCGGTAGAAGACGGCAGCTCTCTCTCGCTCTCCCGGAAGATTTGGTCCAAGGTATTTTCGTGATAAGATGGCCTTACGGTGCAGGCTGGAGAGCCGATGACCGTCAAAATTTTTCGGGCCGCCGGTCGTCGCCTTGAACCCGTAACATGCGCTTGGTATTCTAAATCGAGGTTGGTGAATAATGGCTTGTCGAAAAGGTCGTTAACG